ACGAATTATATAAATTCTTGCTCGCACAGAAAATCAACAAAGATGCCTTAGATAAGATCTACGGTGATATGAAATTCCCCGTACCGCAAAACGTGCAAGAACCTGAAGCAGAACCAGAAGTCACAGGTGGCGATGTTACAGGTGCAAAACCCAGTACTGCTACTGCTACGGACACTGATGCAGAACCAGAAGACGACACGATGAAACGTGCGGCGGGTACTCCAGGTGCTCCAGATGATTTCAAACAGGCCGCTGGTGCCACGTCAGGTGGTGGTAATGTAGTCCAGATGCCTAGACAGGTTGATCTAAACAAACTGGCACAGGATATCAAAGCACAAGGTCGTGAAACTGTACAGAAAGTCAAAATACAGCTGACCAAGGATCTCAAATCAGCTTAGAAGAAAGGCAGTCCGGATTTTTTAGTAGTTTCTAGATTTTCTTTGATTATTTCGGCAACGATTTCTCGTTCATCGTGGCTAAGATTTATTCCTTCGGAATAAGAAAGTCCTCTCATATACCAGCACATTTTCAAGACTTCTTTCTTGATCTCCTTAGCCTCTTTATCCAAGGTTTCGGAATACTGCAAGATCTCCGGCAAGGAGAGGTTTAAGATCTTGCTACGAAAAAATTTGATTGATCCATAGCTACAGGAACATTGTATTCATTTTCGCAACCGGTACATTTAACATGTTGTGGAGGTAATTCGATCTGTGATTTAATATCTTGCACGTGTTTTGAAATTTTATCAAATACTTCGGCCGAACAATTATTGATAAAATCTTTGATCTGATCTTTGTTCGTTGTTAATCCATCTGGAGTTTCTATCTTAACTATACAGTCTGCGATAACTTCGACAGTTAATGCTGTTAGTTTTACAAAACCATCGCTAAATTTTTCTAGCTTTTCCTCATCTGACATTTCTTCATTTGATGCTAGATTAACTAACTTCTGCTGTTGTAAAGATTTTAATGCTGTTTTAGTCATTTCTTTATAACTGTAAGGTCTTATTTGTACAGAAAGCGGATCTACATTAACAGTGTCTTGATATTGAAACGTACCAAATTTTCCCATCCAATCTGTTAGATTGATTAGATATGGATTGTTGTCTCCACATTTAGGACAGATTGCGTTGATTTCCATATCAGAACCGTAAGTTGCTACGCGGATAGCCATCAGACAGAAATCTATATCTATCGTCGGCATCTGCCACGGATCTTTAATAGCAGGAATACAGCTCTTGATAATTTCTACAGTGCTTTGTCCTGATAAAAGTGCATCCGGAGTCTTAAACATTAGCTCGTCTTTGGCCGTCATAGCATAGACAGGATATTCTTGATTAGAGCTAACATCAAGACTACCGTTAGGATAAAATCTTCCTTGTGAAGGCAATTTAATATAAATTTTAGGTTGTCTATAGAACTGTGCTAACGGGTTTGTTGGATTCATAGACGTTTGCATTTGTTCGTTGGTATTTTGTTCCACCTTTTTTCTCCGATAAATACTTTTAAGTTTAAACTATTTATGTACGTATATTTCTCGGAAAATAATTAATGGCTACAGTTTCAATCGACATCCCTGGTATCGGTACCGTAGAAGCAGAAAACGCCGCTAGTGAATCGACTCTCCGTGAATTAGTCAATCTAATGCGTTCCGGAGGTGGCAGTGGTGGTGGATCCGGAGGTGGCAGTGGAACTTCTGCACAAGCTAAATCTACTAAACAATTAATTGAAAAACAACAGAAACAGAGCCAATCTTTTGATAGATTAAGCAAAGCCTCAGGTATTGCTACCGGTGCATTATATAAACTTAGTACCTACTCTATAAAATTGGTAAGTGATTTTGCCAATGTCGGCGATAGCTTAACTTCAGCCGCTGGAGTATTTTCTAACATTCCGATAGTAGGAGCCGCTTTTAGTGCTGTCGCATCTGCGGCAACATCTGCGGCAGACGCACTTGTAGCAGGTGCATCGTCAGGAGCCACATTCGACGGTAGTATCCGTACTTTCAGCAGATCTGCTAGTCAAGCAGGAATGACCTTAGATCAATTTGGTAGTTTTTTAGCATCTAATGGAGAGGCTTTAGTAGCACTAGGAGGAGAAACTTCAACTGGTGCAAAAAGATTTGCAGATATATCACAAGAATTAAGACGCACAGGACAAGATCTTTTTGCCTTAGGTTATTCTACACAAGACATTAATCAAGGATTTGCTAACTATGCCAAGCAGTTAAGAATGCAAGGCCTTTCAGATAGAATGACTAATGCTGACTTGGTTAAAGGGTCAAAAGATTATCTCGAAGAGATGGATGCATTGGCAAAAATTACAGGCCAAGAACGCAAAGCAAAAGAAGCAGAACGTGAAAGACTATTGAAAGACGCACAGTTCCAAGCATCTATGATCGGCCTGCAAAAAGAGGTCCGTGAAAGTTTCCTAGCTACTGTACAAGGGTTACCAGAAGGATTACAAAATTTTTCAAAAGACATTCTAGCGGCCGGAACTGCTACTACAGAAGAGAATCAAAAACTATTAGCGTTCTTGCCACAGTCGGCGGCATTGTTATCTCAGTATAGAGAAAAAATGCAGAGAGGTGAGGAATTAACGATAGAAGAAAGAAATAGATTGAATAATCTAATGAGATCTGAAGCCGAACAAAATGCTGAACAAATTAAAATTGCAGGTACCTATTCTGCAGAGTTTGCAGGAACAACTAATGCTATGACAGCGGCATTAGGAATACAGTATGATGGAGTAATAAATGCCACTAAGGCCCAATCAGAAGCACAGGCACAAACAGATGCATTTAATCAATCTGTACAAGAATCTAAAGCCGCACTAGCTGGTTTTAGTAACGAATTTATGGTAGCATTAGCCGACAGCGGAATTCTTCCAGTAATGATAGACGCATTTTCTACCATAGCTAATGTTGTCATGAATAACATTATTCCTATCTTTCAAGAATATGGAGGACTATTGGGAGATATAGCATTAGGATTTCTTGTATTAAAAGGTGCTATGCTCGCATATAGTGCTATCACAGGAATAGTAGCGGCACTAAAAGGAACAGAAGCATTATCTCTGATGGGAGTATTAGTGGCATTAGCACCGTTCGCGGCAGTTGCGGCTTTGGTTGTTGCTGGTACCTATGCTCTTTATAAAGTATTCGAGGACTTCGGGGGCGATCTTGATGTAATTAAATCAGGAATGAAAATATGGTGGGAAGGATTTAAAGGATTTTTCAATTTGCTAAAATTAGGATTTTACCAGGTATTAGATTGGATACCTGGTATTGATCTGTCCGATCAGATAGAAATAGTCAAGGGTGACATAGAAGAGAATGTAAAGAACGCAAGAGATAATGCAACATTTATCAAGGACCGGATGGCAGAAAATGTAGAAGATCGCAAAAAAGGAATCAAAAGAGATCGAGATACTGATAAAAAAGAACAAACTATAAAAAATAAAGAATTAAAATCTTTAGAATCTACCAATAAAGCTCTTGACAACGAGAGGAAAAAGAGTGTAGACTATAATACTGCGGACACTGTATCGCTTTTAGGACAAGAATTAAAAGCACAGAATAGCAGTTTAGCACCTAAAGAACAAGCAAGAAAAGATATGGAAGCAAAAGGTGAAGAAAAAGAAAAAATTAAAAATGAAAAAGCTAAACAAGAAGCAGGAAAAAAAGAATCAGCAGGAAAACAACCAGTTAGCGATGAATCTGTAGCAACAGTAGCAGATACATCAGGTAGAGATCAAAAAAGCAGTAATGAATTATTAGCCGCATTAAATACTAAACTTGATGCATTGTTAAGAGTATCAGGAGCACAATTACAGGTACAACGAAGTCTAAGTGCAGATATGTTTGCCTAATAGGAAAATAGCGTATGAGTTGGAAAAAGTTTTTTACACCTGTTAATACAGGAAATCAATCAGGATCGATGAGTCCCGTCGGTGGTGGCGGTAGAGCAGGTCCTGCACGTTCAAACTATTCGAGTTATCTGCCAGATGTTTATGCTGGTGCACCTAACCGTATTGAAAGATATATGCAGTATGACACCATGGACATGGATTCAGAGGTCAATGCCGCATTAGATATTCTTGCTGAGTTTTGTACTCAGAAAGATAAGGAGAACGCTACTCCTTTTCACACTTACTTCCGTGGTGCTCCAACTGCTACGGAAGTAAAACTTTTAAAAGAAAGTCTTCAAAAATGGGTCAAACAGCAACAATTTGAAACTAGAATTTTCCGTGTGGTTCGTAATACATTCAAATACGGAGACTGTTTTTTTGTTCGAGATCCAGAGACTAAAAAATGGTTATATGTAGATCAATCTAAAGTTACCAAAATTATTGTAAACGAATCAGAAGGTAAGATTCCTGAACAGTATGTGATTAAAGATGTTAACTTTAATTTCAAAGAGTTAATAGCAGTAACTCCTCATGGTACATCAAACACATCTCCTAGCGGCACCAGTGCTTATACAACAGGTGGCGGGTTTGGTCGAGGAATGGTTGGAGAAGTTGCTAGACAGACAGGTAGTAGATTTAGCAATCAACCAAACGAAATTACAGTAGATGCAAAAGACGTTGTGCATATTTCATTAAGCGAAGGATTAGATAACAACTATCCATTTGGTAACTCGTTATTAGAATCTGTATTCAAAGTTTACAAACAGAAAGAATTATTAGAAGATGCTATCATCATCTATCGTATTCAAAGAGCACCTGAACGTAGGATTTTTTATGTTGATGTAGGTAATATGCCAGCACACATGGCTATGAGTTTTGTTGAACGTGTTAAAAACGAGATTCAACAAAGACGTATTCCTAGTGCTACAGGTGGAGGACAATCAGTAGTTGATGCATCATACAATCCATTATCGACTAATGAAGATTACTTCTTTCCACAGACAGCAGAAGGACGTGGATCTAAAGTTGAAACACTGCCAGGTGGTACTAACCTAGGTGAGATCACAGATTTAAGATACTTTACCAACAAGTTATTCCGTGCTTTACGCATACCAAGTAGCTATCTTCCTACAGCAATTGACGATTCTGCGAACACTCTAGCAGACGGAAAGGTAGGTACAGCATATATCCAAGAGCTACGTTTCAACAAATATTGTGAAAGATTGCAATCTATGATCATTGAAACATTTGACCAAGAATTTAAACTTTGGTTATACGATCAAGGTGTTAATATTGATTCGAGTTTGTTCGAATTAAAATTTAATCCGCCACAGAACTTCGCGGCATATAGACAAGCAGAGCTCGATGCGACACGTGCTAACTTATACACAGCGATCGCAGAAGTTCCTTATCTATCTAAACGGTTCGCATTGAAACGATTCTTAGGAATGACTGCTGATGAAATTGCAGAAAACGAACGGTTATGGGGTGAAGAAAACGGATCGGGATTACAAGGTACTTCTGAAGCAGGCAAAGAATTACGTACAGCAGGAGTTACTCCTGGAGGTATGGCAAATGATATGGCTGATCAAACAGCAGAAGCACCTGAAGATATGGCGGCCGCGGCAGAAGAAGGAGCCGCTGGCGAAGAAACAACCACTGAACCTCCAGCTCAATAATATAAATAATAATATGCTTCTAAAAGAATTTTTATACTTTAACGATAATAACAACGATTTTGCAGTTGATCGACGATATAACAATGCTAACGATAGTAATGTTATTCACAAAGATGATACTCGCAAAATTAGATTAACGTTGGGTCAAATTAATCAACTTCGATTACAATCAGAAGCTCACGAAGCAGAACATAAATCAGAGCTGGGTTTCATACAACAGATGTACGCAAATCCAGTTGAAGACCAAACATCAGCCTAAACCAGCATTTGTAATAGGAAATGGCAAAAGTCGTCTTGCTATAAATCCTAAATCTCTATTAACTCTAGGAACAGTCTACGGATGTAATGCTCAATATCGAGAGTTTGATCCTCACGTTTTGATAGCTGTAGATGTTAAAATGGTTAATGAAATTATAAATTCTGGGTATCATTTATCAAACGAAGTGTGGACCAATCCCAATAAAGGTATAAAAGATAAAAATAGAATTAATTTTTTCTCACCTCACAAAGGATGGAGTTCAGGACCAACAGCACTTTGGCACGCTTGCCGTGAAGGACATCAAGAAATTTATATTCTTGGGTTTGATTATCAAGGAGATGATGGTAAATTTAACAATGTGTATGCTGACACATTTAACTACAAAAAATCAACAGATTCAGCAACTTATTTCGGAAATTGGTTAAATCAAACAGAAAAAACAATAAAAGAGTTTAGTAATGTAAGATTTAAAAGGGTGATTCAGGAAGGAGCATTCATTCCAGATAAACTAGGTCCAAAATTATCAAATCTCAAACATATCACATATCAAGAATTTATAGAATTTTTCCAAGATACTATATATACAGACAAAACGATTCAAAAAAGTACCATTTAACAACAATAAATAAACTACGTGTTAAATATAAGACGACAGCCAAACCATTAATTTTTTTAAGGAGAAAAACATGGCAGATAAAAAAACACTCGAACAGATGTTAGAACATCTTGTTAATGACGAGCAAGACAAAGCAGAAGAACTATTCCACGAATTCGTAGTAGCAAAATCAAGAGAAATCTATGAAGAATTAATCGAATCTGAAATCGAAGAAGAAACAAAAGATGAAGAAGTCGAAGAAGCTACAGAAGAAAAAGATGAAGACGAAGTAGATGAAGCAACTGAAGAATCTGATGAAGATGCAGTTGAAGAAGCTACAGACGAAGATTCAGATGAAGAAACCAACGAAGATTTTGAAGAAATTCCAGTAGAAGCTGACGAAATGGGCGGTGACCCAACTGACGACTTAGAAGCAGAATTAGATGCTGACAATGACGAAGACGAAGGCGAAAAAGACGAAGCAGAACTTTTTCAAGACTTAGAAGAAATCGTTGACGAACTTCAAGCTAAATTTGACGAATTAAAAGGTCAAGAAGCAGGCGAAGAAGCAGAAGAAGAAGGTGAAGAAGAAGCAGAAGAAATGTTTGCTCCTGAATCAGCTGAAGAAGAATTAGAAACAGTGCGTGAATATGTTGAAAAAGCACCAGCTCCTGTAACATCAGAGCAAGGCGCTGACGCAAAATCAACAGTAGCTGGCAAAAACGATATGGGCGGTACAGCATCAAACTTAGCACAAGGCGCAGACGAAAAAGGTCGTCCAGCACCAACAGCTAAAGAACACGATGGCGGTAACGTTAATAAACCAGGTTCTAAAGACGCAACTAAAATGTCAAATGAGAAAGGCGCTGGTAAAGAAACAGCGGCTGACAATAAAGACAGTCTTTTCCGTGGCTAATTAGATAGAGGTTAATTAAACGATGAAAACAACACTAGCGGAACATTTGAGTTTTGACCAGGCTAAGATTGTCTTAGAGAGCGAAGAAGATAAAGACGGTAAAAAGTCTTTACACCTAAACGGTATTTGCATTCAGGGTGATATCAGGAATGCAAACCAACGTGTTTATTCTTCTGAAGAAATTGGCAAGGCTGTCAAGACGCTCAACGAACAGATCGCTGGCGGATACTCTGTGCTAGGTGAAGTTGATCATCCGGCAGATTTACGAATCAACCTCGACCGTGTATCACACATGATTACAAAGATGTGGATGGACGGACCGAACGGTTACGGAAAACTTAAACTACTACCGACGCCAATGGGTCAATTAATTGAGACTATGTTGTCGTCGGGAGTAAAATTAGGAGTATCAAGTAGAGGTTCCGGTGAAGTGGACGAAAGCGGCAATGTCAATGGCTTTGAAATTATCACAGTCGATGTAGTTGCTCAACCATCTGCACCAGGAGCATATCCTACACCAGTATACGAACACCTTATGAATAATCAAGGTGGCTTACAGGCATTAAAAGTGGCAAAAGAAGTTCAAGGCGACCCACAGGCACAGCGTTACATCAAAGAGAGTTTGGTGAAGATCATCAAAGGACTCAATTAACCAAGTAGGAGAATCACATGCTAGATTTT